GGGCCCCTTGATTAGGCCCCACGTCCTTCGAGATGATAACGAAAGGAGGTCTTAAATGATCCGCTGGACTAAAATCCTGCTTGTCATCTTAGACATAGCTTGCTATCTTCGCGAGAAGATGGCTAAGCGTTCTCCCTAGTTAGAATGGAATGAGTCGGTTTAAGAACCGCCGTTCGACACAACTCGACACCTCTTTGCTCCGTGGAAATCGGAGATAAGTGTCTTTAGTGTCGCATCCCACATCTCAATAATGCTGCAAGGAGACAACCCCTATGCGTACCAGATCCAAAACTTGGACTAAAACTGGAAATTCCGGTGGCGGCAGTTATCAACTGTTCGACATGGGTCAACCCAGTGGTAGTCCTGTACAGATAACTTCAAACACAATCACTGTCAATGTTGCCAGTGAAAACATGTCTGATCAGTTGTCTGTTAAGTTGGATGGTGAGTCGAGGGCAAAACAGAGACGCCGCGAGGCGTCTTTGTCTCGACAGCTGAGAAAGCTCGAAAAGCTTGAAGGGGGTATTACCCCTTTTCGGCTCGGAAAGAAATTCTCAGATGTTCATCGTTGTACCCATACCAAAACCGCCATATCATTTGATGATACGGTGTATAAGGCACGGCGTATAATTTCTGGCGATAAGTATAGAATTTACACCTACGTCCATCGGACCGGTAGCTTCCTCACGAGGAATAATATTCTGGGTCCCGACCTCCTGAATTCAGGTCGTTGGAATTCCAGACAATATACCTCTGAGGTCTATCGGACTCCTGATTGGTTTGCCCTCCTCGATTCATTCCATGAGGCTACTAATAGCCTCATCCCTTCGTCAACTTTAGTTGGAGAAAGCATTGTCGAAAACGCTATCTTTATTGATGCGTTCAAGATTTTGCTCAATCCCTCCTACTCTTTAAAACTCGTTTTAAAGAATTTGAGTAAAGTTTATAAAAGGGGTATGACTCTTGGCGGACTTAGGCGAAATCTAAAGAACGGAGCAAACGCCTATCTGGGTTACCAGTTTGGCGTTAAACCTGCTATACAAGAAATTAGGAGGGCCTTATCTGCACATGAAATTGTGCAGGGACGGCTCAACTGGTTATCGCGTAATGCAGGCAACTTCGTTCCGGTCAGGGTTCGATCAAAAATCGATTCGCCGTTCGTGAATGAGGCTTTGCCGTCTAACGGAAATTTGTCAACCGCACTATTGTGCGACTCAAAATCCGTACAGGCGACAATTTCTTGTTGGTGCAAGGTCCGTGAGGACCTTAACTACGCAGATCAGTGGTCCGCCTATGTCCAGTACTTCGGCCTTCAAAAGGTCGTTGGACTGGCATGGGAACTGGTTCCAATGTCTTTTGTTATAGATTGGTTCACTAATGCTCAGGAGTATATCAACCGATATACTTCTCCGCCTGTCGTGAATCCCTTTTATAACATGCGTGGTCTTTCCCACTCCTTAAAACAGCAACTGGTCGAATCCTTATGGGTTGGATCCGGTTACTATTATTCGGAGGAACAAGCTAAGATTGAAAATCCTAGCTCGGCCTTTAAGGTGTGTAGTAGAACTACATCATCTTATACACGAACGCCATCTCTTCCAGCAACCTCGGGTTTTGTTGATTTCTCAAACCTCGGGCTCTTCCACTTGTCCACCCTTGGTGTCATGCTTCTTCAAAAGAAGCTTTGACTCCAAGAGACAGAAATCGTGAAACCGCCACAATGCGGAGAACCGTCTCCTTTGCAAATCGGAGACAACACCGGAGCTGTCAATGTCCATAATTGTAACTAAGTCAAATGCAACCACCGACATCACGTACGAACTTTCGTCCGAATTGGGACCGAAGAAGTCGTTCATCAATAAAGCCGCAGGCCTCTTAGAGGCTGAGCGGCTCGAGATCGAACACAATCTTCGACCCAACGGGGCAAAGGGAACTGACATCCATCGTTTCGTCTTTTCAAAAGGCGATGTCGATGATGTCACCGGGGCTTTCACGCTGGGAAGCGTTGAAGTCGTTATCCGGGTTCCTCGTGCGACTGCGTTTACTGAGACGGTCGTAAAAGACCTTACAAAGCAAGCACAGTGTCTCCTTATTAATGCGTTCGTATCCGGCCTTTATGCTGGTATCACCATCGAAGGTGATTACCATCAAGATGCCTTTACGCCTGCATAATAGGAGTGTTCGGTGGACTTAGTTGACATTGACTGACTGGAGAAGACCCTTCATGGGAAATCTTAATAGCCAGTTTCGATGCCTCGAGCTCCACCATGCCATAATGGCTGATGGTACTTCTCGGGGTGTTCCTTTCAACAGTAAAGACCAACAGACGGTTGTCTCACGACATCAATCTGAAGGATCAAGCTTTATCCTCGTAACTCTCCCCAAATTTGGGAAAGCCGTGGATCAAGGTTTGGTCAGTGGTTACTTTTTAGTTCCCGCTGGCTTTGCCTTGAAAGGAAAGACCAGACTTCCCTGTTTTCTGAATGCTTGTCTTAGACAGGTATTTGATGACGGTGGAGTCCTCCTCGAGGACCCTAATCCAATAACCATATTCTACCTACGACAATACCTATTGGTTAATAGCAAACTCATCACTGAGTTTACCGATGACCAGCAGGATCTTGTCGTCAAAGAGTTTAAGGAGAGGCAACACCGGTTAAAACGGTTGAAACTTCCCCGAAATCACTTTGTGTTAGAATGCGCGAAAAACGCACTCTACAAGGCCTTACGTCACTTGGATCTTTCCGTTATAACACCCGGGCATGGCCCGGGGGTTGTTCACGAAGGTTACCCAAAGGATGTTAGGTGGGATTTTCGATATTGGTCTTCCCAGGCCAATAAAGTGTATCCCTTTGATGAATATGGGGTTCAAGGTTTGGAGCACCTAAGAACTAAGTCAAATTCCGTCGTCTTCCTTGATCGGATGACAACTAGGATTTGCTTAGTTCCTAAGGACTTCAAAGGTCCTCGTCTTATCTCTGTTGAGATGTCAGGTAACCAGTACCTGCAACAGGGTCAGATGAGATCTATAATGTCGTTTATCGAGAGCAGTAAACTTCTATCCCGATCTATTCGATTGAGAGATCAATCGTTTAATCAGGATATGGCCCGTCGTGCCTGTGATGGTACGCTGGCTACATTGGATCTTTCCAATGCTAGTGACACTGTAACCTCCCCCTTGGTTTGGTTTCTTCTTTCGAAGTTACCTCGCCTCAGGAGACAGTTATTCTCGACTCGTTCGTATGCAGCCACCTGGAAAGGTGAAAGTATACGTCTGGCGGCATTTGCCCCAATGGGATCAGCAACTTGCTTTCCCGTTGAAACATTAGTGTTTTGGGCCCTAGCGATAGGGTCCAAGGCACTTCATAGATATGGTAGAAGAGGCTCTCGCCTATCCTATCAAGACCTCTTGAACCTAAGTGACGAAATAGCCGTTTTCGGCGATGATATCATCATCGGAACGAACTATTTTGACACTCTCGTTGCTACATTACAAGCTGTCGGTTGTGAGCCTAACATGTCGAAAACATGTACGGCCACGCCCTTCCGCGAGTCGTGTGGTTCCGAGTGGTTCTATGGTATCGATGTCACGATAATTCGTAACAAGGAGTACACATATGACCAACATTGGAAATTCAGCCATTACCCAATTCTGTCAGGTTTACAACGTAAATTTTACGCTATTGGCCTGCGCAGAACTGCGGAACTCATCGCCTCTTGGGCGATTAAGAGCTCTCCAGTCTTCTATTGCCGCCTTCCAGACGAGCTCCAGGATATCAGTTTTACGACTGGCTACCCTGTTGCCTTGTCCGGAACGGCTTCAACAGTCGACAATCCTTTATCATCTGATTTTGTGTCAGGAGAAAAAGGTAGGAGGTCCCTTCAGTCTTACGGATACCTTGATTCTTGCTTGTTCGGACAGGACTATCAACTTGATAGCGATGCCCGAGTTCGCTGGAACCATAATCTCCAAAGGACTGAGATCCGAATTCCTGTCTCTTATCAGAAGAGCAGGGATTGGGGCTCAGTATCAAGTAAGGAAACAGGCTTCGTCCGCGAGGACTATGCCCGATTACTTGCTCGCTTGCTGAGCGACCATTCTGATCGGATTCCTATCCGTGGTGGTAACACCAAAATAGGATGGAGGTTTTTGCCTGATGGATCTTACGACGTTAAGTCGTATAACCACATCCGGCACTAACCCTCAGGGGACTGAGCTTGCTGAGTCTCCTTTGAGGAGAT